CGTCCTGCGAGGTCCGGCTCATAGTCGAAGCCGGGAGCGTGGAGCCTGTAAAGTATGCGTAGTGCCCAATGGGCGGTGCATGCCAGCGCTCCCCGGTAAGGGCAAAGTTGTTGGCCCTGACAACAGCGCCCACTCGGCTTTCCAGGTCAGTCGCCGTATCAGGACCGAACTTCTTCAGGATGAAGCTCCAGTTGAAGCTCCTCACTTCTCCGGGCCAGTCCAGTAGATCCGCTCCAACGTCATGCACCTGGTAATAACCGTTATGGTCGGTCTTGTTCTGGAACACGACCCATACCATTTGGTCGGCTAGCCCCAGCACGTCCTCCTGTGCACGGCGCACATCAGCGTCGGCGTGCGAGCGCCAAGTGGTGAAGTCCTGGCCAGAGATCTGAATGGTTCGCTCTCTCGTTCCGGCGTTGTGCTGCTCCGAAAGGGTGTAAGTCTCGCTAAGGTACACCCTGCCTACCTGTGCTACACCCCACATCAGCGGTGCTCCTTCGCGTAACGATCCAGCTCAGTGTGAAGCTTAGCAACGAACTGCCTAGGCACGCTCGGGTCGGCCATATCCCATGTGCCATTTATGTTGAGGTTCTGGATTGTGACGGTGCTTGTATTCGCGGCCTGGGCCGCAAGGGAAGCGGCACTAGGTGCAGTAACCGAAATGGTTGCAATCCCTGCCTGCGCTGTGCTGACGCTCGAAGCGGCGTTCACAGGCAGCGAGCCGACTGCCCCAGTCATCATCGAGCTGATGGCGTCGCGTGCCGTCTTAGCCGCTCCGAGTATGCCAGCTGCGAAGTCATCCACGAACCGTTGCCCGCGACGGAGCACGTATCCCTTGCCCGAAAGCGGACCTTCCTCGGCCGGTGAACCAGGCAGGAAACGTCCAATCGCTCCAACCAGCTTACCGGCCGCATCCTTAAGCTTCCCGAGCATCGACAGGATACCGTCGATTAGGCCTTGCACCAACTCCTTGCCCTTGTTGAAGAGCAGAGAGCCAATGTTCCCAATCGCGTCAAGGATTTTCTTCGGTATCTCGGCGACGAACTTGATCAGCGGTCCAATACCCTGATCAGCAGCCGCCTTGAGCTGGCTGAAGAAGTTCCTAATCTTGTCAACGATCACCTTTATGCCTTCAATGACCGCGATAACCCGGTCACGTGCATTCGTAAATAGGGCGACAATACCGTCCCAGAGCGCGCCGAAGAAGGCTTTGATCCCGTTCCATACAAGCTCTGTAGCGGCCTTGATCACATCCCAGGCCTTGACGATAAAGTCCCATATCTTTTGGACAGCCGCGATCACGAACGGACCGATCACCGACCACACGCCGGTGATGATGCCCTTGATAAGGTTGAAGACAAACTTGGTAACCGTTACCAGCGCGTTCCATACCATCTGGATGAAGTCCCAGAATAGCTTAACGGCGGCGATGATGTAGGGGCCAATGAATCCCCAGACCGCCTTGACAACTCCGAGGACAAGCTCCAGCTCTGTCTTCACAATAGTGAATATCAGCCCGAAGACGGCTTTGAAGACGGCAACAATCACCGAAAGGATCGCGCTGATGATTGTCCAGGCCGTCTTAACAACCGACGCTATAAGCCCAAAGACGGCCTTAAAGACGGGGGCTAGGAATTTCAGGATGCTCGTGACTATGTTGACCCAGAATTTGATATATGCCAGGATTGCTCTGAGGATTATCTGGATTACCTTCCAGGCCGCCGCGAAGAAGGCTGTGATCTTGTCCCAGGCCGCCGCGAAGAAGGGGATTGCTTTCTCTTTGAACCAGTTGACCACGGCGAGCGCGGCCTTCTTTATGGCGTCCCAGACAGCGAGCACGATCTTCCGGAAAGTCTCCGAATGCTTCCAGAGAAGAATGATTCCTGCCACAAGCGCAATGATCGCGACTACAATGAGGCCGATCGGTGATTCAACAAACGCCAGGTTGAGCAATCTCCACACTACGGCAGCCACTTTCGTAACTGCAGACCATATCTGTGTCGCGGCGGTCACCAGCTTAAGGGCTACGACCATAGTCTTTACGGCCTGAGCAAATTGGAATATCTTGACTGCAAGTCCGAGGAATAGCAGCAAACCCGAGGTCACGAGCGCGACGTTGACTAGGGTATTCTTCGTGGAATCGCTGAGGCCGTTGAACTTTGTTGCAGCCTCATCGAGAAACTTCGCGAGCTTCGTGATCATCGGAAGCAAAATTGTGCCGAGGCTGATGGCTACCGTCTCAGCCGAGCCCTTCAGCCGCTCTATAGCCCCTGCCGTATTGTCCAGTCGAGCGGCTGCCACATCCGCCGCAGAGGTCTTCTCCATAGCCGCAGCCATCTCGTTGAAGCCCTTGGCTCCGGCCTTCGTGAGGACGGCTGCGGCACGGATAGCGTCAGAGCCGAAGATGGTCTCTAGCGTCAGTTGTTTCTGCTCGGCGGTCATATCTCGTGTGGCGTTCTGAAGCAGCTGCGAGATATCAGCGAGCGACTTCACATTACCTTGCATGTCGAAGAAGGCCGAGCTACCTTGCTTCGTCAGCAACCCAAGCTCTTTAAAGAGCGTCTTCTGCTTATCGGTGACCGGGATCAGGTTCGACAGCATCGTCTTTAGCGACGTCCCCGCGTCCGAACCCTTGATTCCCTGCTGGCCCATGAGCGCAATCGCCGTAGCAGTGTCTTTGAACGAGAGTCCGGCGAGGTTAGCCACCGCCCCAACTTGCTTGAGGGACTGTCCAAAGTCGCCAACAGAAATTGATGAACTGTTGGCTGCACCGGCGATAAGATCGGCAATCTTAGGAAGCTCTTGGGCTTTCAGGCCGAACGCATTCATCGCATCAGCTGCCAACTCAGCCGCCTGCGGTAGCTCCACGCCACCTGCCGCTGCCAGGGCCACAGTCGCATCGGCAGCGCCGTTCATGATATCCGTTACCGAGACGCCAGCCTTTGCTAGCTCCTCCATCGCCGATGCGGCCTCGGTGGCGCTGAATGAGGTATCCTGGCCTATCTGTAGCGCCTTGGAACGTAACTGTTCTAGCTCCTTACGCGTCGCGCCGGATACTGCACCAATTGCGCTGATCTGTTTCTCGAATTGAATGGCAGTGTTTGCTGCCAGACCGAGGCCAGCGGCTATGACGCCGCCAGCCACCGCCAATTTAGTGCCAGCCTCTGAGAAGCCCTTCCCGGCCTTACGAGCCTTCCCTTCAGTTCGCTCGAAGTCATCGGCAGCAATCTTCAGGCCCTTGTCGTCATAGTCAATTATGACGCGGCCTTTCGCTGTGCCTAGACTGTACTCAGCCATTTACGGCTCACCTCCCTGGCCCTCCGGCGAATGATCCAACGCCCAGGTACTTCTGCATGACCATGTTGCGCTTCATTGCTTTTGACCGAGCAGTCTTGCCCTTGGACTCCGCCTTCTCGATCTCGCTTTCGAGGTGGATCCCAAATACTGCAACAGATCGGTCGAAGTAGTAGGCTGCTGGCTGTTCGTCGATTCCATATAGCTGGCTCGGAAGGCAACCGTATGTCTTAGCCAGCTGAAAGGCTGCCCAGCAGTTGTTGGGACTCTTCACGAAAGCTTTTGAGGTCTGAGGTACCGCCCACCGCCCAGTTGAAGATGAACATCTTGTCCTCAAGGTCCACCTCATCGGCGTAAATCCGTTCCGGGTCGCGCTCCTCGCCAGCCGGTGGTTCCGTGTACACCTTGGGCTCCTGAACAACATACACGACGCATCGATCCACCATCTCTAGGCCCTCCAACAGCTGCTCCTTGTTCACAGAGAGCGCTTCGACGGCCTTGGCGAGCTTTCGCGGATCCTTCGAGTCAATGTGCTCGGTCTGCACCAGCGAGGTCAGCTGATCCATCGAGTCCAAAAGTCCGGCCTTGATGAGTCCCTGCGCCCCCGGGCGGACGGCCCGACAGACGTGCCCACTGGGCAGTTCAAGGTCGAAACTCTTGCTCGTAAGCCCCAGCCCGTACCCGGTCTTCGAGGCTGCCTTAGGCTGAGCCTTTTTTGGCGCCTGCTTGGCGGTGGCCTCGGTCTTCTTTCTGGTTGTCCCTGGCATCCTAGTGCTCCTTGGGTTTGTTTGCTTACGGAAGGCGGAAAATCGTGGCCAGCGAGGCCGCGTTGGTGATGTTGGCGGAGTAGGTCCAGACGATGTTCCCGGCGCTGTTGCGGAAGCGAGCCCCGTCCATCAGGATCTCCCGCACCTCCCCGGCCGGAATCGCAATCGTCACATCCGGGTTAAATGCTGTCGCCCCCAACGGTGTTACCGCCGTAGGATCATCCAGCACCACGTTACCGGGCGAGGCCGAAGCATTGTTGAACCGCACCAGATACTTCGCGCCCCACTCAGCTGCGAACTGATCGCCCGCAGCCGTGATGACATTGGTTGTGGGTGCCGCCGAGGGGTTGACCGTCGGCGTATTGATGTTGGTGAAAGTCGCCATCTGTTCAACCTCCTTACGGTAGTGGAGTTTCGGTTTCGTTCTGGACCCACTGCCACACACGGTTCAGCGTGCTGGCTTCGTTGCTCTTGTAGCCGAGGCCGGACGCGCCGGTAAGGAAGAATTGGCCATCAGCCATCTCGCCCTCCAGATTGTCCGTCGCCTTCGCGCGGTAGATCACGCACCAGAAGTCACCGCCGCTATCGGAGATCGAGCGGCCCATGATCTTGAAGTAGGGCCTGACAGACTGCTGGTACGTGGTGCCGACATATTTCGTAATCGTCTTGACCTGGTTGGGCGTCACGCCGGTTGTCTGTACCACACCGCCATACATGACGGCCACAGCCTCGAAGCTGACGCCACCGCCCTCCAACTCCCATTCCACATTCGCCCCGGCACCGTGCGAGGCCACCAGCGAGTCATCGCCCCGTAGATCCTCGAAGTCCTCTGCCTCGGCAAAGGAGAGTGTCCGGGAGTTGGGCAGCTTGACCGCAGTCCCAAGAACCGTCGCAGCCGCGTCAGTGTACGGAGTCAGCTTGACCTCACGTAGACCGAAGGGCAGCGGAATCGTGTCTAGAGCCATTTTTTACTTGCACCTCCTCAGGCAAGCCTGGTCCCGGATCCCGGAACCGCCTTGTGTTCATTAACTCCCCCGTGAGTGGGTCAAATCTGTGAAGCACAACTACTCCTGGTGCAGCCCCACAGAATTTCGATGGGCACTTGACTTCTAGGAAGTCGTCAGTCAGCTCACCGAACTTCTTCGAGTCGCACCTCAGCTCCACTGGCCTACTCCGCTTCTACCCGAACCAACCGGAGCCTGGGATCCCCCAGAATGTACTGTCTGAACTCAGTCTCGGTCAGGAAGTCGAAGTCTCCGCGCGGCAGCCTGAAGTTGTTGCCCCTGTACCAGTGCGCCAACTTACCGTCCTGGACATTGACCCTCGCCCAGTCCTGCGGCGTGATCGTCCTGACCTCGAAGTGCTGAGCGTCGGCAAACTCCACCATCTCAACCTGCTCTTGCTGCTCGACCTCTTCCGGCTCGTAAGCCTCAACGTCTTCTCTCTCCATCATTCCTCCTCTCATAACCCGCTGGCTACGATTGTAAGCTCCCAGCTGCGCGATACAGCATCATAAGCCGAGTCAAACAGGTCCTCGGAGGTCACGCCACGGTCCACCTGCGTAATCCAGCCGTTTAGGGAATACTGCACTGCTGCCAGCGGATAGAGAATCTGTTGGCACCGCTGTAGAATCAGGTCCACGTAGGTGTAATCCTTATCCCGGTCATATGCCCACACCACCAGCGGCCTCCTGCGCGAGGTTGTATCCCGCCCCGGAGGTGGATCCTCGATAAACCAGCGGAGGATAACCCAGCGCCGCAGGCTGGCTGCTGGGGAGTCCGGCGCGTTAGTCCCAAAGGTCGAGTCAGAGTTGATCCCGTAGCCGTTCAGGGTCGCGTCATTTATCAGCTGAGCCCAGACATACTCGCGTAGGTTCGCGTAAACCACACTCTCGGACTCCGTAAGCAACAAAACAGGAGAGGGCAGGAGTACGTCCACGCTAACGTCTATCGGAGGCTCTACAGCCAAACTAGACAGGATTCCGGGCAGGACTACAGCCAGCGTACAGTTTATGTCGGTGCCGGCATCGTCAATCGCGACGTCCACACCGAAGCGTCCATTGGTGAACGTCTCATCGTCCGGAGGGATAAGCTGTGGGTTGGAGGTCCCGGAGCCGGTGTTCTTGAATATGCAGTTCCCGGAGAGACTGCCTCCGCCTGGATTCGTTCCTAGGGACTTGAACCAGTAGTTCCCGCCGTGATCGAAGCGATGGAATATCGTGGTGAAGTAGAAGGCATTCTGAATCAGCGCATAGCCCGAGGATCCCGGAACTAGCTGTTCTGAGCCAGCAGTGCCAGTAACGATCCCCCCGCCGATGTCTAGATCTAGCTCTAGCGTTGAATTGGATATCGGGGTAGCGCGCTTCCACACCTGGGCGCGCGTTCCTGCGGCGAACTCCGTAGCAGCCGGGGGCATCTTCACATAGATGCCCACGATCTGCTTGTTGGGCTGGTCAGTCTTCCAGTTGTATCCCAACATACGGTTATCCGGCGCGATGGCGCCGGAGTTGTCAACCGCAAGCAGGTTCGCTGTCCCCAGAAGTCTCTCAACGGCCATCGCACACCTCCCTATGGGATCTCTGGCTGCGTGATTGTACCGGCGATCAGGTTAAGCACCTGACCGTTCGTGACGGCAGCGTTGGTCATGATCAGATCGGTACCGCTAGTGCCTGCCGTTCCGTCTAGGACCGTTGCCCCGGTAGAATCCTTGGCCCGGAACCAGCCAGCCGTTCCGGCAGCCACGGCGGTGGTGGTAATTGTGGGTGACGTGTCGAGTGTTGCGACGCCAACGGCGGCTGCGCCCCAAGCTGGGTCATTCAGGGTAAACGTCGCGAGTAAGGTCCCGGTGGCTGCTGCTTGTGGATTGGCAGGTTTGCCTCCAGTCCTGATCTCGATTGTGGCCGCACCAGAGCCAGCATCGAAGCGCGCCGCTGTAGCGTCAGCATTCGCGTTCCGCGTTGGCGTGGCCAATCCTATTGTCATCGCTCACCTCCTACGTATGCCCAAGCCGGGCAAAGAGCTTTGTCAACGTCTGCATTATCTTCGGACCATACACAAGCAAGGTCGGGAATACGATCGCATACCGCCCCGCCCAGCGGATCTCTAGCCAGATGCCATATGGGACACGGTGCCCTAGCTCAATCCAGTGCCGCTGGCCAGGCTCGTGGCCCGCCTTTGCGAAGAGGCCTGAGCGCGCGTTGCCTGTCCTGTCTGTCCACGGCGCCGCAATCTTCATATGCTCTTCTATACGTGAATCCCAGTATTCAACTACGCCTGCGATCCCGAGATCAGTCCGTTCATCCAGAACCACAAGGTTTCTCAGCAGCGGAGTCATGTCCAGCTCGAAGCTGAAGTCACCCTTCGCCATACCGCACCACCTGTGCACGAATCTCATACGGGTTGTTGAATATCAAGTTCACGACCTCGAACTTGGTCCCTGCGGCATCTAGCCAGTAATCGAACTTCCCGATCACCGCACCCGGCTCGCCGAGAAGCTGGAACTCAGCCTTACGCTGCTGCCCGTCGCCGGTAAGCACTGTCCCCGGCTCCGGCCCAAAGGTCCGTGTCTGATCAATGAGTCGGAAGGTCTGCTCGGCGCGCGGAGCCTGGTCCACCAGGCGTGAACCCGATCCAGAGTTGACTCGCACCCGGGGGATCAGGCGCAGCTGGATCGGGTTGGCAGCGATGAATGCCTTGGTCTGCTTGATGTTGAAGCGAAGTTCACTAGCGTCCACGGGCCTCACCGCCGGAGCTTCACGATGCGTGTGTATCTCGGCGCGTCAGGCTCAACCCCGCCTGATACCTGACCGCCGAAGTGCCGCGCCATACTCAGGGCCTGCTCGTAGATATCCCCCATCTTCCTTGAACTCCCGCCCTCGGAGATGTCCACAAGCTCAGCTGCAGAGGCTGCCTTCTCAGTCCAGATATCGAAAGCTACTTTGTTCAGATCACCGGACGCATTGTCTATCCGATCGTCCAGATCCGCGTTGGTGTAGACCTCGGGGGTTGGCTCGGCAATGAGCAATCGAAGCCTGGTCACATCCGCTTCAGTCGCCACGGTGTCCTCCATTCGAAAGCCGGTGGGCAAGGGGCTGCATGCTCACCCACCGGCTTTCATCCCCTCAACCCTGTCTACTGTGCGGCCTCGACGTTGGCCGCGTCATCCTGCCGTAGGGCAGCAATCAGATCCGCCTTCTTCGAGCTGGCCGGGGTGATGGTGGCGCCACCCTCCACGCGGGTCTTTACCTGTGCCTGAAGTTCAGGGACAGTCCAGTCGTCGTAGTCGTCCTCCAGCTCTTCCTCGGCCTCCGCTTCCGCATCGGCCGGATACTGCTGGTCCTGCGTCTTTACACGGCTCTCCTCGCCACGCATCAGCAGGTACTTGCGCTCTTCGTCGGTAAGCGCTCGGTTCCTCGGGATCACCAGGCTCATCTCAGCCTCCTCATGCAGACCAGGCGTATTGCGACGGAACCGCGTAGCTCGTGCCGTTAAACATAACGGCGGCAGCGCCTCGCGGCCCAATCGCGCTGCCCAGACCCCGCACGTAGTACGAGTCGATGAGCGGGTAGCTCTCGCGGTTCCCAGGGAACAGCACCAGCCCACGGAAGGACGGGTTGGCGTGCTCGCGAAGGCCGACCACGTTCGTGTTGGTCGAACCGCCACGGGTCGCCACAGCGACGAAGTATCCAGACGGGATGTTGCCGTGCGTGATGACCATGTACTGGCCCCACGTCCCTAGCACATCCAGCCCGGCAAACTGGTTCGGCGGGATCCCACTGCCCACAAGCGTGAAGCCGGGCGGGAGCTGGAACACGAGGTTCTGGCCCGCGCTAGGAATGAAGTCGTAAACGCTGTTGACGCCACCGAAGGCCACGCCACGCGCGAACTGGGCGATGGTCGCCTGGGCATCCGCAGCGTTCATCAGAAATAGGACCTGATACCCGTTCGCCCTAGTGTATCCGTGGTGCTCCAGGTGAGTCGCTGCGGCCTGGAAGTCGCCCGGATCGAAGATGTGAGCCTGGGCGCTTCCCGTCGCGAGATAGTGCGTGTGGGTGGTGCCGTCGAAGGTGTTGCCCTGGAACGGCGGAATGTATGAACCATCAGAGTTGTAAAGCGCGGTCACAACGTACTGCGCGTTGTCGATGGTGGTGTTACGGTTGGTGCTGTTGAAGAGCGCCTTCATCACCAACTCAAACTGGAGCTGGTTATCGGCCTCCATCACCTGGTTCTGCAGCGCGTCCAGCTGGGCCGCGCTGGCACCGGCCGTCTGGCTCGGGCCGCCTGCCAGGAACTGGAAGGTATAGCGAACCGCAATGTCCCAGAACTTGAACGGGAAGGCGCGAGCGATCGGCACAGGAGCCGGGCGGATCCCCGTAGGCACGCCCAACTCTGTTGCCTCTTCAAACCGCTCCTGCCCCGGCTGAACAATGTCCTCGATCGGCTGAGTCACCGAATAGCTGAGCAGGTCGATCAGCGGCTGCCGCTGGTCGTTGAAAGCCTGAAGCGCCTGCTGGTACGCGTCCCAGATAGCGTTCAGATCCTGCCCGTCGCGGGTACGGGTGAGGATGTCTGCTGATGTGCTGTAACCTTTTGCCATTTTGCTATCTCACCCCTCTCAGGTGGTCGCCGGGTTGCATCGGACCACGAGACGTGTTGCACGTGTCACGGTGATACCCACCGACACGCCGCTGCCGCTGGTGTTGTCCAAGGTGCCGTCTGCGTGTGCAAACACGGGCGAGCCGAGTGTGAAGGCAGCCCCTGACGTCATGGTTGCCTCTTCGATCTCACCCGCCGTCATAACGTCGATCGGCTCCCCGGCCTCCATCGCCCGAACAGGACAGATCAGGCCGCTGATGGCTGTCTGTGCCGCCCCACCTATCGCTGCACGTCCGTTAGAGTCAATCGAAACGGCCTGGAGCTTGCCGATATCAGCAATCGCAATCGCAGCTGCGAGCGGCGCGCGGAATCCACCGGCCTTGTTCTCGTACTTGTCGACCCTCGCCATTTAAGGCTCCTCCTTCCTCAGTTCAGGGGTCCGTAGACCTCGACCGTGACCGTGGTCACCGCCGAATAGCTCAGGGCCACGTCGGCTGTTGGCGTCTTCCCGTAGTTGGGCCGCGTGATGCAGAAGACCTTCGCGGACGTAGCGCCCACCGAAGCATCATCAGTCTCGATCAGGCCGTTGCCGGAAACGGGGTCATTGATGTCCATCGTAATCGCGCCAACAGCCCCGTTGTTGACCTTGATCAGGTACGTCTTCCCGGGCTGCATCGGGATCACGTCACCGCCACCGCTTGCGTTGGCCGGGGCAGGAACAACCCCGGCTGGTTTACGTGGATCGAGCGGAGTAATCGTTGCCATGTTTCACCTCTTTCGTGGTGTCAGCTGCCCCCACGAGTCCGCATCGCCGGGAACCTGCTGGCCATTGCAGCCGGGTCAGGCTTCCCGTCGCCCTTTCGTCCGCCGTTCCCGGCCGGAGCCCCGGTGCTACCTTTCGGGTCCGGTGGAGCCTCGGTGTCGATGAGGTAGGGATCGGACTTCGCAAGCGCTTCTAGCGCAACGCTTAGGCCGGTGACGCTACCATCTTCCAGCACCTCGACTTTGGACAGATCTGCCAGCTTCAGAGCGGTCTTGGGGTTCTTCCATTTGTATTTGTTATCTGCCAAGAATGCGTTCTCGATCCGCGAAGCCTTCAGGGCTGCCTCGGCCTCCTCCGCCTTCCTTGTCGCTTCGGTCAGGTCTCGCTGGGCCTTCTCCAGAGCAGGAATGTCCTTGTCCTTGAGCTGCTTGAGTTCAAGCTCGGCCTTGGACCTGTTCTGATCGGCTGCCCGCATCCGCGCCATCAGCTGGTCGAACTCCGCTCGCGACACCGTCGCATTGGGGTCCGGCTGTTGCTGTCCCTGTCCAGGGTCGGCGCTCTGTCCGGTCTGGTTCGGGTCGGCAGCGGGTGCTTCCTGTCCGGTACCCGTTTCGCCGCTCTGTGCGCTCGGGTCGGTGCCGCTCTGTGCACCCGGTGCAGGTGAAGTCATGGAACTTGCCTCCGTATCCTATCTCATTTTCACGACAAGTCTACTTGATGGGTGCAGCCTCATTGAAGGCTTCCCATGCCCGCAACAAATATTGCGACTCCGGATCAGTCTTCGCGCTGAATACAATCCCGCTATCACCGGGGATAGGCGAGCGGTGATCTCCGCCCCGAGACACAATCTCTTCCGGTATCCCAATCAGGAAAGCCTTGCAGGAGCCATCCCCGATGTAGTTCTCGCACACCCTGCAAAGGGTGGGGACCCTAGTGGTCACGCGTTCGCCTCCGCAATCCGTTGGATAACCTTGCCGATTACCTTTATGTGATCCCGAGCGTTTGCATTCGTTGAGTACTCAGCCCATATATCAGCCAGAAGCTCATCATGGTCAGTCGCCCCGTACCGCGATACCAGCTTGCTGAGGGCGTCTTGGTTCTTGGCCACCCACTTATCCAAGCTCGTTACGTCGAAGAAGAATGGAGGCTTAGTACCGGCCAACTTAGCAACCTCGGACCAGAGCTCCTTCAGCTCCTGCTGGCTAGCCCGGTTCAGCATCTGCCTTAGATGATGGCCGTATTCGTGTGCTATAAAGCTTTCCGAGGCCGAATGAGCGCACTTTGAAGACCAACCCGACGCCAAATCCTTCTTGAAGGCGTCTTCGTACCAAGGCCGAAAAACTCCTGGGGTCGATATGATCCTCTGCTCTTCGCGGACGTATCCGCCCACAGCGTCTCGGCCGTAGCGTTTGACGAAGGCGTCCAGCTCCGAGCCTTCCATGATCCTTACTTCTTGCAGCCGCCGCATTGACCTCGGGGTAAGGCGAGCCTGGCTCGATAGCTCCTGGCCTACGGTGAGACCTTCCCGGCCGGTGATCTTGTTGACGCGCTCGGCGTGAAGCTCGGCTTCGCGGAAGACTTCGGATTGTTGCGTCTTGGGAAGAGACTTCTTCAGCGGTGGCTTTACACGCCCCGAGGTAATCGTAGGCTTTACCGGTTCGACAGTCGGTCTAGCCTTGGCCTGGCCCATCTTCTGCCGTAGATACTGGTCGTAATGTCCGGCTACCAGATTGTCCAGAAAATCATCCTCATCCGGCGAGACAGGCGTCACGAAGCAGAAGCACTGCGGGTGTGGCTTGCGGGGTACCTCCATCTTTGGATAGACCCCGTCCCCCTTAGGCCCGCCCTTCGCAATAGCATCGCATTGGTCGGGCTTCGGATGACTCCCCGATAGGTGCCACTTAATGCTAGATATCCAGGGCTTTTCCTGTGCCTGCAGCACCGAAGTCGCGTGGAAGGCATTGTTGATCTCGGTCCGTGCTAGCCGCATCGACGCATACCGTACACCGCCCGGCGTGTCAGGCCGAAACCAGTCCCGGGCCTCAGCCGCGAACTCGCGCGCCGAGAGGCCTCGGAGCAGAGCGCTGTTGATCCGCTTCTGTAGCACCCCGTTAGCCCATACATTGCTGTTGTAGATCCTCTGCGCGAGGGGAACCGCGCTCACGGTCATGCGTGTGATAGCGACGTCGATCGTCTGCCGGAGACCGGAATTGAGGCTCGCCCGTAACTGATTCGCTATCTCGGTCTGGCCAGCAAACTCGAAGAGCAGGTCATCAACGGCGCTCCCGAGGTTCGTAGCTGCTGCGGCAGCTAGTGCTCGGCGTTCACCGATGATATCCCCCATTCGGTTGAAAATCTTCGACTGCTCGTTGAGAAGGTTCCTCTTTACGGCCTGCAATTGCTGCATCCTGACGAGGTCTCCTACCTTGGCCAGGTTGGGATCAATCCGCCGGAGCATAACCTCAATGTCCCTTATCGCACGCCTCAGCGCTGCCAGCACATCCTTATCGGCCAGCCTCTGGATTCTGGCATAGGCTTGCGACCAGTCTTGTGGATGAGGCACCGGCATCAGGAGTCAGCCCTAGGCGGGGGCGTTAATGCGGCCTCCTGATCGACTCTCTGGCCAACCGCGTCGAGCAACTGAGCCTGTTCGGCGGCAATCTCAGCAAGCATATTCGCCGGGATGCTGATACCCAGCCGATCACGCACGAGCTGCTGCGCGAAGGCTATAGAGATGATCTTGGCGCCGAGAAGCTGTATGATCTCATTCAGCGTGGCAACGCGGTCCGTGGGCAGCGGGTTGTCAAACATCACCGCCAGGCTCACGCCCCCGGGGTTCAGGCCTTCGTACGCTACAAACCACTTGTTCACCAGGTCGAATAGCATCTGATCGACCTTGGTCTTAAGCTCCATTTCCTTCTCGGTGTTCTTGGCCAGGATCGGGGCCATCTGGATAGCGAGCGCGATACCGCTTTCCGCCACCTTGACGTCAACGGAGCCCACAGCAATGTCCGGGGTGCCTGTAGTCTTCAGGCTCTGGCCTTCGAGCATCCCTAGGTGGTCTAGAAGGGGCGTAACGCTGTCCACACCCTTCACACGGTCAAACCTGTCTTTCTCGCCCTCAAGCTCGATCACGCTCGCCGGAGCGATGATCCACTCCTGCTCGTTGCCCTGACTGTCCCTCGGCTTCCCAGAGGTGGTGGTGTATACGCCTATGCCCGTGAGGGTGATGGTTATGTCTTCATCAGTGGCTGTCTGAATGATACCGGCCAGCAGTGTCTCGATGCCCTGGATCTCACTGATCCCGAACGGCAGGTTGCCCTCACGATTGTTACGGAAGTGATACACGGGCAGACTGTCGATCACCGGCGGAAGCGTGAACCCTTCGAGCAGCGGGCTGTCCCCGAACCGCGCTGGGGGATCGACCGGTTCGAGCGCCTCAGGATCATCACGATCGTCCCACCCCGCCTCCTCCCAGAATGTGAGCCGGGTGAACACAGTCCCGATCGCAGCGCCGAACTCCGCAGCATCCTCTTCGCTGGTGATCTTGCGGTATTCCTGGCGCTGGGCGATCGGCTCGCCTTCATCGTCGTCCACAATCTCGACGATGTAGCACCCGATCACTCGTTTCTCGTCAATCGGGTCCACAATGGTGAAGTAGGTTGACGGGTCCATCTCCTCCAGCCGGAGCCGCGTCCCTTCTGGCTTCGTGTCGTCGGCTGTGACATAGAACAGGCCGTCACCACGTATCAGCATCCAGCGCTTTAGCGAGATGAACTTACTCCAGAACTCCTCGCGTTTCGCGAAGTCACCCCACAGCTTCATCACCTGCGCTAGTGTCTCCGGCGGAGCGGTTATCTCGGTTCCGTCTGGCCCGACCGATATTGGATTGGGAACTACAGCCGGATTCTTGGCCAGGTAACGGTTTGTGGCCTCGATCACTGTCCGCGCGCTGGGGACACGACGACGCGAGACCTCATCCCCATCGTCATCACGCAGGACCGCTTCCCAGGCCTCGGCCACGTTCCGGAATACGTCCCAGTACGTCCAGTAGGCTGTTACCCGATCCGCGTCCTGTGTGTTGGTAATGTGACTGGGGCGAGGACGTTCCAGCTCCAGCGCAGTCGCATATGGGCTTATAGCCGCCATCTTCCGCTTACCTCCTGACCTTCGCTCTGCTTTGGGTGGCTGGACCGGCATCCGCCCACGGGCGCCCGAACTGACCGCTGTAGAAGCGCCCTAGGGCCTCTGGGGTGTGGTTGTCCATATCCAATGGCTTCTCGCGAGCCGATCGGCCCTTCTCGGCTGCCTTTTCAGCAGTCTCCCTGTACCTGTATGCACCGAACTCGCGGATGGTGTTTAAGCATCTGGGATGAATGGTGAGCGAAGGCCCTCCAAGCTGCGGGTTCCACTTAAGTCCTCGGCGCATCCACTCAATCCTGTCCTCGACGTCGATGGATCCGCGCTTATACGGCCGGATTTCAAGGAGATTAGCCAGTTCCTTAGTTCGGTCGGGCTCTGCGGGGTCAGGATAGAAAGTGCGTATCGTTCTTGGCGCAAGACCGCGAGTCTTAATCTCAGCTGCAGCCTCTCGCGTAGTCTTGTTGACTTCATAGTATTCATCCAGTACATGTACACGCTCACGGTGGGGATCGACTTGAAGCAGCAACCAGGCGAATGGGTTCTGGAACCCATAGTCAACGCAGGCATAAGTAATCCAAGCCGGATTGTATTCCTGCGTCACGACATGGATCTCTTCGTCGAAATCCTTAAACACACGACCAACATACTCGGTGAAGAGCGCGGCAATCTCTTGGTTGAATAGCTCCTGGCTCATTTCCAGGAACATCGCCCAGATTTCGTCGTTTACAACCACCTCCCCGGTCTTCCGGTCTCGATGCACCTTGGTATTGATTCCGAGCGAATTCTCTAGGTTGAAATGGGTCTTACCACTCCGGCTGATGACCTTGTATAGCTGAAGGAGGAAATCCAGCTGGTGCCTACGGCGAGCTTCGATGCAATTGTTGAGAAACTCCTCATTAGCTCCGCCGGGGTAGACATGGTGGTTCACCCATGATGGCGCACGCCAGCTCTGCCACGTCGGGAATCGGTCATCCAGACCGAGCATATACACATCGTAGAACCAGTTCTTACCCTCGGGGGTTGAGGTGAACAAGCTCCAACCCTCGAAGTCCGCGAGGGTAGGCCGGATGAACTTATACCAGGAGCTAGGTTTCAGCTTCGCAGCCTCGGCCATGATCACGCCCGACAGCCCCTCGCCAACGAGCGTCTTGGGGTATTTGGCGGACTTGGCATGAATGATCAGGCGACGTCCAAACATCGATATGACCATCTCGCCTGACTCGGGGTTGTTGTAGGAGCCAGGATGATCGAACTCGAATCCCGAACGCAGCAGCTCATTCCATACTACACGGAACTCCTTCTCGCTGTCGGAGTACTCCGGGCCAACGATCCAGTACTCCCGGCGCTGGCTCATAGCCTTAAGAGTGTCCAGCTGTGTCCAGGCCCTGTACACCTCGGGGATAAGCCTGCGGCCACCGGTCTGGCTCTTACCGCCCCGGCGACCGATCGCAACAACCTTGTTACGAGTTGGAGACAATAGGATCTCACGCTGCAGCCTATGCGGGTCCCAGCCGGACTCATCCCACAGCGAGCGGTAAAGCTGTTTGGGGACAGGAGGAGTCAGCAATACCGCCATGGGACCTCCTCCTAGTCCTCGTCCCTAGTCCATCGCCCCAGTCCACGAACAACATCATTGCCCGTAGTCAGCAGACCGATAGAAATATGGAATGGCACGTCATTGTTCATAAACGCGATTGGGTAGGATGATAGCGCGCTTTCGTCCCCACCGTCGTAATTGTGCAAATGTGATACCATTACCCAGGATGTACAAACCCCTTCGAATTCATTCGCTCTTAGCCACTCTTCGACGGCTTCGTCTAGGAGCTTCTGTGCTCTCTTCTTGTCCTCTGGGGTCGGGCTGCTCATTCTCTTCCTCCTCGTCATCCTCTGCCGCGCTGTCGAAGAGGCCAGCTAGCACCTTCAGGTAACCGGGATCCTTAAGATCAACCTCGACGCCACCGCGAACACCGACGCGATCCATTATAGAGTTGATAGCTGAGATGCGGTCCTTATCGGAGACCTGCTCGTTGAGGGCAATCTTTACCAATGCACCCGTAATCGCATCAAGCGACGAGGCCATACGCTCGATAGCCGACCGCCGGACACGCACCACACCGCCGCCGTGTACGAGGCAGACGGTCATCCCCTTCATCGGGTGTCTCCAGCAGGGCCTAGTAAGCCGGATGTTATTCCGGTCTAGCACATAATCGCCATCCGCATCACGAACATAGGCCTTCCCGCGACAACGGCGACCGGGCGGAGGGATCTTCCACGGGCTGTCGTCGTCGTCGCTATCACCATCCCATTTGTGCTTAGCAGGGAAGGGTATGTCTTCAGCCTGTTCCTTTAGATCGATAATCTCCAGGCCGCCATTCTCGGGAAGCCTCATCCATTCAAGGTAAGCCTCATCAGCCGGGGTGTTCCCGACACCTCTCGACGTACTACGCGCCACCTCGGCTCCTTTCGCCCATAGCGGATATGTTACCCTGGGAGCGCAGAAGGGGAGTCTCCTCGCCGAGACTCCCCTTGGATACGTATTCAGTTGTCCCGTCAGCCGGGCCGTCGTAAAATCATCATTCGCCCTCGGTGTCAGGCTCCGGCTTAGGCTCATCCGGCTCCACGGGCGAAGGCTCCATGGGATCAGTCATCTGTTCACCTCCCTCACCCTTCCCGGTTGTTCGAATCGCGCATAGGCGACTTCAGAACTTCAGCGCGTTCAAATCCTAACCGGCGCTCGAAAACTGGCGCTAGTCGGCAATCCAGGCACTTATGTCATCGAGACGATCAGGCGCCGGGATAGCCACCACCTTACCGCTCATGGTAGTCCCGACTTGCGTGCCTGTATTGTCGGCTACCCGTCCGAAGGGACACGAGGCGCAAGCCTGTCCTGCGATCCGGCCGTGCTCACAGCGGGCTGTAGACCGCATCAGCGCACGCCACTTCGCGTCCTCCCGAGCGTCGCGTTCACCGGAAGACTTCGCGACGATATGGACATGGTCGGCTCCCTCCGGGATACGTCCAGGCTCAGGTGCAGCGGGAAGCTTGCTGAACATGATGCCCTCCTCGCGGATGAACACCCTGCACTCCTCAGCCGTTTGTTCGCATATCACAACCTTCCAAGGCGTCATATCGAACCGAAAGGCCGTCTTCATGAATCCTCCCATTCAGGGATGTCTGAACGCTCACCGCACTCTGAGCAGATGAAGTCTGATAGAAGATCACCAGGCTCCCAGTTGTGGTCACAACCGCTCACCGCAGCGCCCGGCGCTTCGGAACTATCGCGGACACCACACCCTGCCCTATCAGAAACAGGACGAACAATCCCATGAACGGCAGGGCCTCGGCGTACCCGCCCCAGCGGGCGAGCTTGTCCCCGAGCGCAGCCAGGATAAGTACAACTCCGAGGATCACCGACACGCCGATACACACGACCCAGGGGAAAGCCTTCTTCATCGATCTCGCCTCCATATGTGCAGACTTGTCTCGAATGTACTCCAGCATCTGGAGGGTTGTCTATCGGGAAGGCGACCGGATACGGCAACGCCGGGGTTGCATGCCTCATATCGCGGTCGCCTTCGAGCTAAGAGCTTACCTGAACACGCCCCAGCAGCTCCCAACGAGCGCTCCGGCTATCAGTCCGAAAGCTGCGCCAGCAACCAGGCTACCGCTGGAGATCGAACCGAAAACGGCTACGCCGATACCGACGATTACACACGCTTTGATCACTTGCTCACCGCTTCCCAGGCCGAGCTTGTCCCGAGGGCCACAGCTGCCGCGATAGCCAGCGAGAGGGCGTGGTACCAGAAACGAGATTCCATCAGTTCCCTCCACTACGCAACAGAAACATGAGTAAGGCCGCAGCGAGGCCACCGGCGACGGCTGCAACTAGGGCTGCCCACACATTCCAGGTCACCACGCCGAACATGAAACCGACGATAAGGGCAGATACTGTAATCACACGGCTCACTACTTCTGCCTTCCAGTCTGTAGATCGCAGTGACGCTCTCCGAGCGCGTTGCTTGAGCAGGACTTCGGCTGATCCGTATTCGGGTCGCCGCACGACTGGATACCGGCGCCTAGGAACAGCAACAACATGCATTGCGGAAAGATTAGATTCTTCTTCACAACCACAGGATACCTTCTGTTGAAAACTGCCGCTAGCCTGCTAAGATGGTACAAGATCGCCCCGGCGGCGATCTTGGTCATTCGTACTTGAGAAACCCCAGCTCAACGCCGCGCTCTACAGTCACGCACAAGCTCCCGCAGTCACCCGGCTGATCTATCCACCAGGTGTCTTCGAGGCCGCACGCTGAGCCGACCTCGTGGTACGCCTTCAGCGCACCAGCATAGTGCCCTCCGAGGATCCGGCCGATGTGTCCGTCGCAAGCCAGCATCATGTAGTCAGTCTCCTCGCCCCGACAGCGTACGTGCCACCGAGAGGGCATGTTGCAGTCATGCGCCGGATCTGCATCCCGGTCCGGATTGTATCCGCACGCTGATCCGAATAGATGGTGATGCGGCCTCTTAGGACCGAATCCCAGAGCCTCCTCGATCTCTTCGACAGTCCTCATTCCTCAGGCTCCTTGAATACCTTGCACCTACAGAAGGAACACCCCTTTTCGCCGTGACTTGAACGGCGATGCCCACAGCGCTCAGACGCGCACTTGTTCTTGCGTAAGGTCATGCCACCACCCACAGGGTAACGATCCAGACCACCGCCACAACAACTATGGCCACCTTCAGAATCCTGATCAAGCGGACACGCCCTTACTGTGCCAATCGTCCGGGCAGATCTGAACCTCTCCGCCATCCGCCTGCAATGCCGGGTGAAGCCTGGGATTATGGGAGTCACAAGTCGGACACCTGCTAAGGCCCATCTTGCTGTCAACAGCTGCCCAGACGTCGGCTGCCCTCGTGACAGCTGTTGATACCGGACGCTGCGGAAGATTGCAGCCGTCCTGCTCGGGATCCTTCGCAAACAGGTTGTACACCTGCTTGACATTGATCATTCCGGTCGCACATATAGTCCGCGAGCCGTCCGGGTAGTCGTGCCGCCCGTAGGCCTGTTCCATGATCTCTCTAGCGCGCTCCTTCGCGGCTAGGCCGAAGTCTATTGCTAGCAAGGGCCAATTGATCGCGGCGCACTGCGAGCAGACGGCTACCGACAGCGGCTGCCCACCCTTCACCTTGTGCACCCAGTGACAGCCTTCGCTGCACGACGTCGAAACCTCTGCGCTATCAGACATTTGCATTCCTCTCCAATCAAGCGAGTGCTGCCCAGATATCTCCCAGGCAGCACTCGGCTTTCCTCAGCCCTGAATCTCCGGCTCCGGATCGACGTGCGCGGTGAAGGTGATGTCGCCGGTGATCATGTCTCCGTTGGTGAAGACATCAACCGAGACACCGGGGATCTGTGTAATCTCGGCGACCGGAACACTGACATATTCCTCGCTGTAGTTGGACTTCAACCGAAGCGAGCCCTCCGCGTCGATGACCTCGCGGCTGAACCAGAGCCGAACTGAGACGCCGGTATTCATGCGGACTGTGATCGATAGCCTCTTGCCAGTTGCACATATGGGATAGGCATTGATCTGAGCCATAGGGATAACCTGGCCCTCGGGGAATGTCGCCATGTTCTTCCTTTCGTTATCAGGATCTATCTATGTTATCCGGCGACGTCGATGGCGTCGATCCACGCGGCGGCCATCGCGCCGACCTGCACCAGCTCCTCACGCAGCCGCCGCTTGAAGTCGTCACCGAGCGCGCCTAGTTCGTTGTCGCACAGCACCTGCGCCACCTGGCCGAGTTCCTCGGTGAGCACGGGCAGCCAGATCGGGTGGTCGAAGGGCTTGCGCTCCATGCTGCCGTCGCGTTCGTCGTGCTTGGCGTGGGCGCGGATCCGCTCACGGTGCATGTCGGAGTAGGGCCGCCATCCGTGGATAGGGATGTCGCTTTCGGTTGGTGGATTGAAGGTTCGCAAAGTGTCCCCATCTTGGTTGATTGAGTTGGCAGTTGCCTTGGGATACCACTCCTCGGCTGGATCCAGCCTCAGACGATCATTCCGCATGTTCATTCCCTCTCCTAGCTGACGACCGTGAGGCAAGAGAGATGCCCTATTCCAGACTTGCTGACTTTCGGCATCCCAGGGACCTCTATGGAGCAAGTCATATTCGGTCCGAGCACCACAGGATCGACATTGACCAGTATGGAGTCACCGCGCCGCACATCGTACGTCTCCGCGAACGGACTTTTAACGTATGTTGCTCCGCCCACGTAGTACTTACCGGCGATACGCACGACGATCACCACGCCAGCCTTCCCGCCCCAGGACACGGTAACGGTCGCCGGACGCTCATCAGCTGCGTCCTTAGCAGTCTGAGCGACGCCATAGGCAGCGAGGAGCAGTGCAGCCATAACGGCTCCTGTCCTCAGTTTCCACTTCAACGGCATATCGACAATTCTCCGTGTGTTCAGCTGTTGCCGCTAGATTGTTTCATCTCTGCATCGGCCTCCGCCTGATTCTCGGATCGTCGCTCCAGCGTCGCCCTCAGGTCTACTATCGACTTTCTGGTGTCAGCTAGTCTCTTTAGATCCTCTGCAGGAGGTTCCAGGCCAGCCGCTTGTATCCGTGCCAGAGCTTCTTCTAGATGGGGCAGGAGCGCCAGCGTAGCCGAAAGCGCTTGCTCGGTAACTGTGGTCAGCTTCTGATTCACAAGGGAGTGTATTATCTGCCCCTGTTTATCAATCGCGGCTAACCTCTGCATAGTCCTCTCATCAGCCTCTGCCGCTAGCCTCGCCACCTCATCAGTCCGGGCTATGCTATCGTGCTGTGCCTTCAGCAGTAGGGCGGCAGCCTCGGCTGCCTTAGCCGCTACAGCGTCCTGCCTAGCATAGTCCTGCTCCTTACCCTGTCGGATCTGTCTGCCATTCAGCCACGAGGTCCACAGGGCTCCGCCCGCAACAATCATGGCGGTAAGCAGCGTCATGAATCCAAGCCATATGGGCTCCATATTCACCTCATCATATCCGGGCAATCGCACCGGCGGACTGGAGGCCCTGCGACACCGGGGTCAAATCCAAGACAGCGGAACTCCGTGCCAGGGTCGGCCGGACTCTTCCCGCTGGCGTCGTCCAGTCGGTGCCAGTCGGAGCTATGTCCGCACCCGGGCCGAAGGCAGTCAGTGCGGTAAGAGCCTTCGCTCCACTTCGGCGGCAAACCCATTCTGCTCACGACTCCACCGTCCCGGCTTTGGTCTTCTTGTCTGGCCATTCGTACGGCTCCGGCCTCGGGACTGCATTCAGGTTCGCCTTCTGCAAAGTCGTCTTCGGATCACACGGGTTGATCGCATACAACTCCATCAGATTCTCTTCTGGAGTCTCGGCTCCATCGCTCCGCACCATTGGATCTATGAGCCCTTCAGCGCCACCAAATTCAGTGTGGCCTTTCGGTGGCCTCTTGTAAGGCATTCTGCACTCCTTCATCCGTTGTTCAACAATCTTTTCGTATCAACAATTTTATCAAGATTGCGTAACTGGGTTGCCTTCACATAGTAGCTACCTAAGGGGACGCGGGTACCTCCGTTACGTCAGTTACGGGCGTAACACGTTCTACCTGCGTAAACATCTTTTCTTCTCTTATAGTCTAATTTTCTCTCTAACCCAGTTACGTCAGTTACGTTTATATCCCTACCAGTGCAAACACCGTAACTGGGTTGCCACCTTAACCCAGTTACGACCCAGCGCGACCCAGTTACGCGATAAGGCAAGGCTACCCTTAGCGTAACTGGGTCGGGTAACTGGGTTAGGGATCTTCTAACTCGCACTGAACATACGCTCATATTCACCAGAAACCCGCAATCCCCGGCGGACCCAAGTCGGCTTCCCGTCCACTCTTTTCTGCACTTTTTCGAACCCTCTACCGCCCAGGAAAGTACCAAACTTCGTCTCCGATTCAGCACGCACACCCTTCGCTCCAGCCCACGCCCGGTAAGCCTGGTACAGCAGCGCCGGTGTGCAAACCGCCTCCTCTTCGATTACAGCGATATCGGCTAGCGCACGGTCGAAGTCGGACAGTTCGCTGAGGAATTTCTGTCTTGCGAACAGCGTTCCTAGGGGTGCCGAGAGATCCGGCGAACCCGCGTAGGCCGTCCACCCGTCCAGCGCCCACCGCAGCACAGCGGGACGGTTCTCCGGGGACATTAGCCGTTCGCGCATAGCCGAGTCTTCAGCGCCTTCAGGGATCACCACGTCCCAGGGCACCACGACCAGCCGCCGCAGTACAGCCCCGTCTGCGTTCTCGATTGTGGGCGGGGAGTTGACGAAGATCCACGGCGTAAACGCGGGTACTAGCTCGGTGAATTCATTCGAGCGCATACCTCGGGCGCTCAGCGGCGCTCCGCCGGTAATCCGCTTCACCTGGTCCGAGTGCAGGTGCCATGCAGCACTCGTCTCCTCGCTCATAATCAGGCGTTTACGGAGAGCGCGGAGGAGGTCCGGCCTCGGCTTGTCGTCCTGGTTGTCGCGGTACACGGTCATGTTGACGATCGCCGCATACTCCCCGAGCGCTATCCGGAGAGACTCCATAAACGTCGTCTTGCCCGTCGAAGACACCCCTAGATTGGCCACGAAGAGCCGTTTAGGGTTAGACCCATGCAAGGAGTACCCTACGAGCTTCTGCAGCCATTCTCGGATCTCTGGGTCGGGTTGCATCCGCTTCAGGAACCGAGTCCACTCCGGCGATCGGGCGCTGGGTACGTACTCGCAGCCCAGCCGGAGCGTGACGCGGTGCTCCGGGAGAGCAGGGGTAACCTCTACGCCCGGGTTCGGCTTGAGAAGCACCTTCCCTAAACGGGAAGGGTCTGCATCGAAGTCCGAGAGCGCAGCCGTCATCCCCGACAGGTCCGCGCACACATCTACCATCGCCCTTAGCTTCCCCACGTTCTCCGACGCGCGGGCGAACTTCTTCAGTTCTGCATACTCTTTAGGATCCTCCTCGGCTAGGTACTCCGCCTCATTCAGTACCCCTCGGGCCACCGCAATAGCGCGGCGGTTGACGGTGCCGTCGCGGTCCGCGCTCCAGCGGCCTTCGTCCGGGCGCCACACGTACCAGGTTCCGTCAACGTACAGCTGCTCTCCGCGATGCGCTGTGGCGAGCCGTTCAGCGTTGCCCGCGTCGGTCCGCGCGAAGGTGAGATGGCTGCTGCCCGTGCGCTGTTGATTTCCGCTAGCATTGTTGTCCTTGAGAAGGCCGCAAAGATCTGCACCATCCGCCTCGCCTTCTGCAGCAACCTTCTGGACTCCTCGGACGACAACCCGAGACCATTCCTCAGTAGCCAGACGCTTGTCACCCCGGCGCGACACGACGGAGGCAATGAACACCTTGCGGAGCTTTCCGAGCGCCTTCTCAACGCCGCTGTGTCCGGCGTGCGCGTCGCCGAGTAGGGCCCAGGCCCCATTTCTTCCTTCGTCATGCGTCCCTCCGTCGTCGCTAGCCTGTCGGATTAGCCGCTCATACTTCGATAGCGTGGTGCGCATGGTCGAGCACAGCTCCGGCCCGTTCCGGTCACTCAGCCACAGCCGTACGTCGTCGGGGTCCATGTCCTTCGCGGCGCGCTCGCTCCACACCTTCCCGGACGTCAGGCCGTCGATCCACTCCTGTGGTAGATCCGGCAATTGGTCAACGTCCGGGAACTCCTCCGGCGAGATCAGCCCCCACTCACAGCTGACGTCCTCCGTCACCTCGGCCAGCGCAGCGTCTTCAACCCACCACAGATATTCCTCGCCGGTCTTGTCATGGAGCGACGGCCCAGCCATCGCATACCGGTGATCCCAGCGGATCAGCTCGACCCCACCCCCTTGGGGTAGCTTCCCCGGCCAAGCTAGACCCGCTGGAATCTTGAACAGCCGAATACCCGAGCCGTCGCGCCGCGAAGACGTGTACCATGTGGGCGGGAGCGGACCCCAGGCCTCCTTGGCCTTCGCGAAGGTAGCCGCACCGGCTTTGCCCTCATACATGTCCACGTCGATCCCGAGCACGATCGGCGGGAGTCGTAGGCCTATGTTTCCTGTTGCGGCGACCCAGGCGAGCTTCCCGGCTGTAGCCTTCCCCCGGCCGGAGGTCCAGCGCTTCAGCGTCAGCTCATCGACATTCTTACCGTTTGCGCCCGTGTATCCGTCAGCAGGAGGGAATTTGCTCTTCGCCGGAAACGGGACCGGCGACCAACCAGATTCCAGATAGGCTGCGGCTGCGAGCGCGTAAGGCCCACTCACGCCTCACCCTCAGACGGTTCCGGGTTGACAATTACCTCGTAGCCCGCCAGCACAAGCTCGCGGATCACCGCCGCTTCGTCGAGACCATCCTTCTCCGCTCTTCGTTTCGCCCAGGCCTTCACTACATGAGGCACCTGGGTTTGTACCTTCGGTCCTATCAGCGGACGCGCCATCATCAGCCCCAATCCGATCGAATTAGAGAATCCTACCCTGCCACAGCAGCGCCAACAGTCTTCATCCTGCGTAGGTAGGTAAGGCCATGCCTCAGAGCGTCGCGCGCATGCGGCTTACCGGTTGTGTAGTTGTATAGCTGCCACAATTTCAGGCGTTCATCAGTCACCATAGACATAGCGAGAGAGGGTTGCTGTTTAGGAACGAGAAGCCCACTTTTGTTGGCTACATACATTCGGTCCTCGAACCTAGCAGTGACGCGTACTGGCGCTAGTAGCTCCCGCCCCATTGAGAACTGGCGCAGGATGAAATCCTCTAGACCCACCGAGCCAAGATTCCCTTCCCAGGCCTCGACCAGATCAAACATCTGGTCAACAACCTGGTCCTCGGTGCCGCGATACTCCCCCGCAGACCAGGCCACTAGGTTGGATAGTAGGCGGAAGCGTATGTCTGTCAAAGCAATCGACCACACCGATATCACGCACCAGCCTACGGCCACGCCGGGATCGAACCACATTGTGGTCGATACATCTTTATCTATCACTCCAAAGTCCCCCGGGAGGACAGGAGCCGGTTGGCCCATACGGACCTTCACCGGCTCCACAAATGAGTCGAACTCATCTGGCATCATAAGTCCCTGTTCAAGCGGTATATCAGAAATGGTAATGGGTATATCTCCCAGTCGCTAACCCCCGGCCAGTATCTGGCCCCTACGCTGATGCTAGATGTGGTGAATATCAGGCAGGCTCTTGTCTTCTTGCTCTGCCACAGCACCTTCCACACCCACATCACCGTGCTCCGTACGCCCTACGGCATGTCCGGCAGCGCCAGCGGAACGCTGCGAAGGACGGGAGCCTATGGACACGGTGGAGACGAATCACATGCCATATCAGCAACTCATCAGCCATTAGGCAGACCGGCTTTCTGGTAGGCATCGACGGTCTCGACCCGTAGCGCTAGGCCGGTGAGCTCTACGCCTTCCGGGTAGTCCTGCTCGATCGCCGTCATCACCTCGTCTACACGCTCCTGAATCGCAGCCCCGATCACTGAGGCCAAAGCTCCCGGAATAATCGCACCGGTAACCATCAGCACGAATCCGTGCACCGACTCTCCGTGCTCGGCGCGGATCTCCTCCAGTGTTCGCACTCCGCTCACATCTTCCTCCCATGCATCCTGTCGCGAGTAGCGTTGTACGCCATCTTGATCTGGATAGCCTCGACGATGTCGATGTCCCATGCCGCTGCAGCGTCCAGTACGCGGATGATTATGTCGGCTAGCTCGCTCGGGAGCCCTATCGGCTTCATGGCGTACCCCCAGCCGATCAACTCGTCATCCGTAACCGGCCTCGGGTAATCACCCACAGTCCAAAAGCCGCCCTCTCTGAACTCTAGGCTGGGGCCTGTCGTTTCTTTCGTTGCCTTCCAGGCGAACGACGGAGTCATCCGGCCGTCCCGGATCTCCTCCAAGGCCTCGGAAACCTCGGAGTGGATTAGCGCGATCACGCCCAGCGGATCACGGGTACCTTCAGACGGCCAGAAGCCCTTACGGATATTGTCGGCGTGTATCTGTGCGCCAAGAACGTTCAGATCCATTACAGTCCAATCAGTTTGAGAGCGAGCATGATCAGGGGGAATGTGATATAGCAGAGAACCGCTGCACTCCCTACAGAGATCGCGAACCCGACGCCACGATTGAATGGAGAGTCGAGATCTTCCGGAGAGTGCAGCGGTTGGAACTTCATCACAGCCCTAATGAGACTTCGAGATTGCTACCATGATTATGGTGCCGATGATGAGCGCTACAAAGAAGAGGATAACCCGCGTCCGCTCGCTCATGTCAGTCCGGCCTGTGCGGATGATTGGAGGCGGTGACTCCGTGGACGATGGTGCCCGGCGGGATGAAGTCGATTCCGAGCGCGTGGAGCCTGCGGATAGTCGGCAGCAAGACGTCACTCCAGACGTTCCGCAGAAGCACAGCGAACTCGTCCATGCGCTGCACCAGGTTGTAGATGACGTCACCTTCGGCGAGAAGTTCTGCTGCGATGCCGTCGAGATCGTTCATCTTCGACTCATGCATTGCGTCAAACTTCGCGCGCACACGCTCGGCGATTGCGATCAGCTCTGCCTGGCCATCGACATTGAGATCAGACCACTTCCCGACCTGACTCGGATTCCCCTTGGCGTTCCAATAGTCGCAGTACGAGTCGAACCAGGCTGCCGCCATGACCTCGGCGTCTAGGAATCCGCGAGCCGTCGCCGCACGCATCGTCTGCATCGCAATAGCGACCCCCGCAGCTTGCCTCGTCTCATCCAGGATCCCCTGTACCTCAGCCAGTTTCTTCTCACCGGCCAGCCGAGCTTCCTCGGCCCCCTTGAGAGCTTCCTGCAGATGCCGGACCTGTGAAAGGACTGAGGAAACAGTCTCCTTGGTAGCCTGGTCGAAATCCACATCATCACGGATCGTCCAGTTCGAAGCCGGGAACATCTCGGCCATACCCTCGATCAGGCGCACTCGATCGTCTTCCAGAGCGCCGATGCGGCGACGGGCCTTGTTCAGCTCTTCAGCCATGGCCTTCCGCCGGTCCTCGGCTTCCTGCAGCAGCATTTCTGTAC